ACCGATATTCAAAACTCAATTTAAGCACGTTTAAGCGACTCAAATATTCATTTGATACTAGCATACCACCTGAAGGGAGATAATGGCGTAGAACGGAGATTTAAATTGTGTAGTATGTCACTTCTATGAATTCAACGAATAGTCAAATATCTTTTCGTTTAAAACTGACATATCAATTTTGAAAATATAATAATTAGTCCAATACTGATTATAGTCTAATATCTTTTTGTTATAAATAGGTAATTTAATTTTGAAAATATAATTATATGCTTGATGGTTAGATATGCACCCTCCTATAATCTTAATGTATGTTAGTAGTTAGCTAACTGATATAACTGGTTATGCTCGTTAGTTTGAATATCTATTGGGTGCTACGAAGATTATAAAGGTTATAGATGCAATTACTAAGGAGACTTAATGTATCTGAACCAATAGCCTTACGATTGTGACTAAAGTTTGGTAGGTTAGAGAGAACTACAACTCTGTATATTAAGATAACTAAATAATTAATTTTTGTTTTTTCTTCTTTCTCTAATATGTTTATTTGCACAAGACATACAGATATTTGACCTACCATCTTTCATACCTTTACAAATGTTAAATGATTTCCTTGATTTAACTTCATTACATTTTCTACATACTTTAGTTTGAATATTTGAAAAACGCTCTTCTCTAAATTCAATTTCATCTAAGAAAATATTATTTATCAAGTAGGTGTAATTGTTATACTTATTAAGTATTAATTTTCTGTTGAATTCATCACCTCTATATCCATAATCTCTTAATCCATTAAGAGAATCTCTTACAATATTATTTATTGTATGTATAGAGCTTTTACTCACATTACACTCTTTAGATATTTCTCTAATTGACTTGTTTAGCACTACGTTATTTAAGTAGCATAAAACTAAAGACAAGTCCATATGTTTAATTTTATTTTTTATAATATTTAATTTATTTTCAAATTCCTTATCCGAGTCATAACAATAATTATAACACTCTTTATCAAAAGAATTATCTATACTAAAACTGTTATCAATAACTTCATCTTTTTCTTTCTCCCAAATAATGCTATTATCTTTTCTTAATAACCTTACGTTATAACTATTTGGTGCTTTATCTAGATTGTGTTTAACAAAATTTAATATAGTTGTGTATGCGTAGTTGTTGTCTTCACAATATTCGCTTATTGAATTATATACTTTACCAGAACTTAAACATATGCAGGGTTTTGAATCTGTTGGCTTTTTGTAATTAATAGCTCCTTCCCCTCCATTAGACAGATTAACTAAAGAACCTTCTTTTAAATCCCTTCTTCCGAATAAGGATATTAGCCTAATCTCTTCTTTAGAAGCCTCTTTTGATGATAAATTAGTTTTAACTATTTCTACAGAGAAGCCATACTTATTTACATAGTTATTCCAAAACAAGTTTCTTTTATGCTTGTCATAAGGTCTTTTATCAGAACCCATACCGACATAAAAAACCTCATTAGTTATTTTGTTTCTATGTAAATAAACAACTTTGTTTTTAACTTCTTTGCTCACCTTCTATAGATTTTTCTTATACTTATCAAATATCATTATATCGTGGTATTGGCTTTTGTTTATTTTAAGATTTAGTAGGTCTTGTTTAGCTTCTTTTCTTTTGTTGCTTATAGGTAATCTATCTATAAGTTGTTGTAGTTTCTGTATTAGTTTTCTTCTGTTCATAATGATTGTTTTAGTTTGTTAAATATAATATTATGTAAGCTATTGCTACATTTAAGTTTACTGCAACTAAGTTCCATTGTTTAGCTACGAATACTTGTGGTATTGATACTATACCTGCTATTATGTATGTAACCATACCTATTTTATCTGGTAGTAGGTGTGGAGACATCATCATAAATGAAGTTCCCATATATCCTAATCTACTTGATAGTCTTTCTATAGGTGTTAGTTTCTTCTTTCTAACTAATTTAGTTAGTGGAATATTCTTTATGTTATTTATTATTTTATTAATCATCTTAATCAAGTCTTAAAAAATCAGATTCAGCATACTTTAAGAACCAATCTTTATTGTTTTCATATTTATCTACTACTGCTTCGAGCATTACTAATTCTTCTATTTGGTATGATGATATTTTATCTACAAGTGATTCTATCTTATTTAAGATATTAGTTGTCATCTCAGGGTCTGTTTTATAGACGCTATCAAACTCTTCTCTTACGATAGGTTCTAATATAGTATTAGTTCTATTTATCTGTTGCTTTAGGCTTTGTTTGTATCTATTGGTAGCTACAAGCTCTTCATTAGACTCTAATAGTAATTGAGATAGCAATACTGACTTTAGGTATGCAATCTGTTCTTTGGTTGTTTGTTGTTTACTCATAATTATTGTTTTAGTATTTATCTATTATTCCTTCTATATTCTTAAATCTGTAACCTAACTGTTCCCTCATAAACGACCTTCTAACGCCATCATCTCTCTTTACTGTATCTTTACATTCGGTAACTTTATCGAAGTAATGAGGTTGCTTTAAATCAAATGTAGAGATAGTTTCTACTACTCTATAGATTCTATTTGTATCTAAACATTTAAACTTAACAAACCTAATACTTAACTTCTCGTCTAAAATATTCATATTCAATATATCTGATGCAAATATAGTTAAATTATTTAATCTGACAAAAAAATTAACACAAAAAAAATAAATTAAGTTATCTTAGTATAACAATGTTTATTTATGAGTGATTTTAGTTTTGAAGTACCTGCAACATTAAGAGGTATAAAATTAAACCAATGGCAAAGGTATATTGATATTTACGAGAAGAATAAAGACGCAGAAGATACTGAGTTTTTAGACAAGAAGCTTTTAAGCATCTTTTGTAATATTGACTTTAAGGATATAGACAAGTTAGGCTTAGAGGTGTTTTATAGCACCATACAACACATTTCTAACTTACTTAATCAAAAGATAGATTTAGTTCAAAGGTTTAGCTTAAAAGGTACAGATGACGTTGTTGTAGAGTTTGGATTGATACCTAACTTTGATAAGATGAGTTATGGAGAGTTTATAGACTTAGAGAAGTATATGTTTGATAATAAGAATTATCATAAGGCTATGGCAGTTCTTTACAGGCCAATTAAGTTCAGGAGTAAAGACAAGTATCTTATACACGATTACAAGGGTACAGAGTATATGGCTGATGTAATGAGAGATGCTCCATTAGACGCTGCACTTAGTGCAAGGGTTTTTTTTTATCGTTTAGCGACAAAATTAGGGAATTATACGATGGCTTATACACTCAAAGAGTTGCAGAAGAAACAGGAGGGTCGGCAGGACAAGCTTTCGGTAGAAAATGGGGAGACTATCAAGCAATATTTACTCTCGCTGGAGAAGATGTTAGAAGAATCGGAGAGGTTACAAGACTCCCTTTACACCAATGCTTAATGTATTTGGAATTTGTAAAAGATAAATCAGAATTAGAAAGTAGAATGTTAAAACAAAAAATGAGATGACACACGTTTACGACATATTAGAAATCATAAAGGACGAGTTATTGGCAAGTCCATCAGTAAATACTGTTACTTATGGGGATTTAAGTGAGGTTGATTTAGATAAGACTACTATATTTCCATTATCACATATGTTGATAGATAGTGCTAATTACAAAGAGAGAACAGTTGTTTTTAACATTAATCTACTTTGTGCAGATATAGTTGATTACAACACTAAAAAGGCTAACCACGAATTGTTTTATGGTAACGACAACTTACAAGACGTTATGAATACTCAATTCCAAGTTATAAACTCTTTAATAATGAAGTTGATGAGAGGTGATTTATTTGAGATGAATTATCAAGTAACTACACAACCAACTGCTGAGCCATTTAAAGAGCGTTTTGGTAACGAATTAGCAGGTTGGGGAGTAAATATATCAATAGAAGTTCCTAACGGCATAAGTATCTGTTAATGGAGGGAGAGAACTTAAAATTAGCTTTAAGAGAAGTAGGTAAGCTTATAAGAAGTAGATTAAAGCAAGGTGCTAAGGACGATGAGTTTTCTGCTTCAGGTAACTTAGATAGGTCTTTTAGGTATAGAGTTCAAGACAATGAGCTATACATCTTTGGAGAACAATATGCAAATGCTCTATCTGGAGGTATAAAGAACAAGGGAAAGTACGATTACGATATGGCTAAGAAATTAGCTAAGTGGGCGAAGATTAAAGGTATGAGACCTATGTTTAGGTTATATGAGAAAGATGTTGATGGAAGTTACAAACCTACAGGTAAGTTTAGAAAAGTTTACGAAAGTAGTTGGAAGTCTTTAGGTTTTGTTTTAGCAAGAAGTATTGCAGAAAAAGGAATATCTAAAAGGTTTAGGTATAAGGGTAGTGGTTTTATAGAAGCCGTTAAGAAAGAAACTAAAGAAGAGATAAAGAAAATATTAAAGGAAGGTTATAGAAAGGATATAGCTGCTCAATTAAAAACATTAAAAGCAATTAAGTAATGGCAATACAAGTAAGAAGTCCACATTTTGAAAGCGTAAGTAACTCAAGCTTATCTTATGGAATATTAAAACTATATATTTGGACTGGAGATAAAAATACTGATGTACCGACAAATCCCATATACACTATAAGAAAGTCAGCAATAACACCTACATCTGGCAATCCAATAGTAACTTTTGAAATGTCAGAACTAATAAGAGATTATTTAGATGTTGAATTTGATGGTAATTATAGTGGACAAGGTGTATGGGTTAAAGTAGATTTAGATGGTAAAAACTCTTCTGATGGACAGGCTGGGGGTACGGAATACACCACAATAGCTTTTGATGGTTATTACTATTTTGAAGAGACATTGCCAACATCTTCAAATATAATGATTACTAACAGAAAGTTATTTGTTTTAGAAGATAATACTTTTAGAATACCTATTAACACCTCATCAAGTCCAACGGTTACATTTTTAAAAGATAATGAAGTTGTAGGAACGACATCATTTACACAAAGCGATGAAAGTTCAGAACAAATAAAGTACGTTTCTATTTATGGAGATGATACTAATTGGGATTCTTTTAAAGAAAGGGTTTTAGAAGATACTGGTAATCCAGTTTTTGAATCAAGTAAATGTTTGCAATCATTTTTTAATGAATTTTCAATAGGTGCAGTAGATAAAATAATTGTTTCAGACAGTAGTGGTGTTAAAATTATAAATGTAGAAACATTACAAGAATGCAAATACGAACCTAAAAAGGTAACGTTTATAAATAAGTTTGGTGCTTTACAAGATATGTACTTCTTTAAAAAGTCAGTTGAGAGTATGAATGTTGAGAAAGAATCTTATAAGTCAAATATATTAAATTATGATGGCACATATAGTTCAAGTAATCACGTATACAGAGATTTTAATGTAGTAGCAAAAGAATCAATTACATTAAGTAGTGGTTTCTTAGATGAAGAGTATAACAAGGTTTTTAAGGAAATGATGTTGTCTGAAAAAGTATGGGTTACTAACATAACAGAAGATGGAGAACAAGTGTTACCAATCAATGTTAAAACAGGAGAGATTACTTACAAGACTTCTTTAAACGATAAGTTAGTACAATACACAATACAATTTGATAAATCATTTGATACTGTAAACAATATTAGATAGATGCAGATAGCTCAATTATACATAGAAGGTCAGAGAGTTGATATGTTTGAAGATGTTAGTATTAGTATTACTGATACTATAAAAGACGTTAGAGATATTAGTAAGGTGTTTACAGAGTATTCTCAAACATTTGCTTTACCTGCGAGTAAAACCAATAATAAAATATTTAAACACTATTATAATAACGATATTGAAGATGGTTTTGATGCGAGAATACGAGTTCCTGCAAATATAGAATTAAACTCTATTCCTTTTAGAAGTGGTTACATTAAACTTGAAGGTGTTGATTTAAAGAGTAATATTGCTAATACATATAGAATAACTTTCTTTGGCAATACTATATCATTAAAAAACCTATTAGGAGATGATTTATTAGCATCTTTATCTTGGTTAGATAAATTTAGTAAAAAACCAAATGGTGATAATTTAAAAACAACCGAAGGAGATATAAAGGAATATTTAACAACATCTATAACTAAATCTGTTGATAGCGTTGATTATGTAGCTCCAATACAAGTCCCTTTAATAACTCATACTCAAAGGCTTTTTTTCAATGGAGACACATCTGAAGATGAAAAAGATACTGGTAATTTACACTATCATTCAGGAATTGGTCAGCACGTAAAAGGAGTTAAATACAATGAGCTTAAATACGCTATAAAATTAAGTGTTATAATAAAAGCTATAGAAGAGAAATACGGATTAAATTTTAGTAATGATTTCTTTAAAGGAGGGGATTCTTCTTTTGACAACTTGTATATGTGGTTACATAGAGCTAAAGGTGAGGTTACAAGTGGAGAACAATTAAAAACATCTATTTATACTGTTAATGATTTTACTGATTACAGTCTTTATAACGGTAGTTTTATGGAGGATAGTGTACTTACTTTATATGATGGATATTACTTTAAAAATCAAGTACTAAAATTAAGTCTTATCACTACAACTACAAATGTAGATTATTCTGTTACTGTATTTAGAGATGGTGTTTCTGTGTATTCTGCTTCAGGATTAACTGGTAACCTCACTAACGCAAGTATATCTGTATCTAATAATTCATCATACACTATTCAGATAAGTTCTGCTCAAACTATTACATTTGATAGAGCTGATTGGAGTTATACTTATTATGATAGCGAAGAAGATTTTATATGGGAGACATATACGAGTTCAAATTTTAATATTACTGTGGATATTGATTTTAATATTACTCAGCAGATACCTAAAATGAAGGTATTAGATTTCTTAACATCATTGTTTAAGATGTTTAATCTTGTTGCTTATGTTGAAGGCAGTGAGATGGTTGTAAAAACTTTAGATGACTATTATGATAACCCATCTGCAGGTTCTCCTTATGATATTACAAGGTATGTAGATGTAAATTCATCACAAGTTAATTCTGCATTACCTTTTAGAGAAGTAGTTTATTCTTACAAGGGTTTAGGTACTTTTTTAGCGAAGCAACACGAGCAGTTGTTTAACGAAGAATGGGGTACAGAAGAGTATAAGGGTTCTGATGGAGTTATTTTATCTGAGGGTATATTTAAAAACGAAATACCTTTTGAACATATGAAGTTTGAGAGATTATTAGATATAGATGACCCTAATCCACCTACAGATATACAATGGGGTTTCTGTGTAGATGATAATCAACAGAGTTATATTGGTAAACCTTTAATATTTTATATAGATTTAAAAACACTTACTACAGATGAAAGAATATCGTTTGTAAACGAAGTAAATGGAGATAATGAAGCCATAGACCACGAACCAATATCATCTTATTATGCACCTGCAAATTCAGATTTACAAGCTACTTTACCAGAGGATAGACAATCTATAAATTTTACTCCTGAGAAAGATGAATGGGATTTAGTTACTAAAATAGAAACTTTATTTAATAGTTATCATAAAAATTACATTTCAAGTGTATTTGATGAATCTAATCGGTTGAAAAAAATAACTGCTTATTTACCTTTAAGTATATTAAATAAATACACATTAGCAGATAGGTTTATTTACTCAGGTAGAAGCTATAAGATAAATTCAATAGAAACAGATTTTTATACAGGTAAATCTGATATAGAATTAATTAATGATTATGTTAATATACCTATTGATTACGAGTCTCCAACTGCACCTACTAACTTGACTGATATAAATATAACATCATCAACAATAACTATACAATGGACTGCTTCTACAGATAATGTTGGTATAGCAGGTTATAATATAGAATTAAATCAAGGTCAGCAAATAATAACAATAGGAAATGTAAATACATACCAAATAACAGGTTTAAACGCATTTACATTTTACAGAATAGCAGTATCAGCATTTGATACATCAGGAAATGAATCAGGGATTTCAAATGTGATAGACGTACAAACATACCAATAATGATAAGAGAAACATTAGAATTACTAAGGAATAACGAGTGGTTAATAGAAGACAAGGATATTAATATAGCTAAAGGACTATATGAATTACCTTCAAGTTTTAGAGAGTTAAAAACAAGTATAAAAAGAAAAAAACTAATAAGATAATGGCTGACGAAAAAATTGTATTTAAAGTAGTTGTTGATGATGAAGGTAATATTGTTAAACTTCAATCTACAGAAAAAGGGTTTAGAGATATTGACCTTACAGTTAAAAATGCTGAAAACTCTGCTAAAAAATTAAATCAAACTATAGCAAAAACAGGTTCTGGAGGTACGCTTAAGTCATTAAAGCTAACTCAAAAAGAATATGGTAAATTAGTTAAAACTCAACACCAAATTAAAGATGCTACAGGTAGTGCTACTTCAGCAACAATGGAACTTAGTAGAGTTATATCTGATGCACCTTATGGTATTCGTGGTATGGCGAATAACATCACTCAGTTAGTTTCTCAATTAGGTACTGCATCTACTAAAGCAGGTGGTCTTAGTAGTGCTTTGAAACTTATGGGTAAACAACTTATGGGCCCTCTTGGTATAGTTTTCGCTATTACAGCAGCTATATCTGCATTAGACTTTTTCTTTGGAGCTAATGAAAAAGCTCAGAAATCCGTAAGTGATTTAACAAAAGAAGTTTATTCAAGTGGTTTAGTTGCTAATCAATATGCAAAAGAACTTGAAGATGTTAATTTAACTGAAGAAAGAAGAAAGGTAGTTACTCAAGAGTTAATAAAATTAATACCTACTTTAAGTGAGGAAGATTTAAAATACGGAAATAGTTTAGATGATATTAGATTAAAAATAAAACAATATACTCTTGCTCAAGCTGGTAGGGTAGAGATGGATAAGTTAGTTCAAGAAAACTCTGCCTTATTATCTAAGCAAATGAGGGTAGATTTAGTTAATTCTACAGAAGACCAAGAAGAGAAAGTTAAGATAATAAAAGGTTTACTAAAAGAAGAAGGTATTGAGTTAGAGAAAGCTGTTAATCAATCTTATCAGATGGGTCAAGCTAATTTAACTTTAAGAAAAAAGACAAATGATGAATTGATACAAGATTTCAATATTTTAGCTAAAGGTATAAAGAAAGAATCTGACCCTATATTAGAACAAATAAATAATATTAGTGATGCGTTAATTTTAGACCCTGAAAAAAATGGTAAAAAACCAACAGGTAAAGACAGACCTCTCGTAGAATGGTTTTACAATGAGATGGCAGGTCTTGGAGATATTATTAAAGATGAGAATTTTGATGATATAAGTGATACTGCCAACATAACAGGAGAGATTATAATACCTGCAGAATTAAGCTTAGCAATGCCTTCTGAAGATAAACTTGCTATATTCGCAGAAAACTATAAAGTTTTAATGTCAGGTATTAATGAATTAATTAGTGGAGAGTTTGAAAGGCAATTAACCATAGAACAAAATAAAACAAATGCTCTTAACGAGGAATTAAATAATAGATTATTAAATGAAAAACTATCTGCTGACCAAAGAAAAAGTATTCAAAATGAAATAGCTCAAAATGATGAGAGATTAAGAGTTAAACAAGAAGCTATAAAGAAAAAGCAGTTTAAACAACAGAAAGCATTTAATATATCTATGGCAATAATAAGTACATATTCTGCTGCTGCAAAGGTTTTAGATGACACTAAAGGTGGTTCTTTTGCAAGAATTGCAGGAATGATAGCAGTTATAGGTTCAGGTTTAGCTCAAGTGGCAGCAATATCAAGACAGAAATACCAATCAACATCAGCTAACACTCCTATAAGAACAAGTACAGGTGGTAGTGGAGCATCTCAACGAACAGACCCTTCGTTTAATATAGTAGGAAGGTCTGGCGATAACCTACTTATAAACGCAATACAAGCACAGTTTGATAAGCCATTAAAAGCTTATGTAGTATCGAGAGATGTTACTAATCAACAACAGTTAGATGGTATGATTGTAAGTCAAGCAGGTACTTAAAATAAAACAGAATAAAATAAAACAAGTTATCATAGTATAAATAAGTTAAATATGGAAGAATTAGATATAATAGAATTATTTATAGACGAATCAAGAGAAGAAGATGGAATTGATGCAATATCATTAGTAGAATTTCCTGCTATTGAAGAGAACTTTGTAGCTTTAAGTAAGCATAAAGTAGAGTTTAAAACTGTTGATTCAGAAAAAAGAATAATAGTTGGTTTAGCATTAGTGCCAAATAAGCTCATATACAGACGTAGAGGCGATTACGAGTACAATATAACCTTCTCTACCGAAACAGTAAGAAAAGCGTCTGAGCTATACTTAAAACGCCTTAAAAACAATAATACAACATTAGAACACGCTGAATTTACAGGAGGTGTATCTGTTATAGAATCTTGGATAGTAGAAGACCCTGAAAAGGATAAGACTGCTTTATACGGATTAAATGCAGTAGAAGGTGCTTGGGCAGTTACTATGAAGATAGATAATGATGAGGTATGGGAAGATGTTAAACAAGGTAAATACTTAGGATTAAGTATCGAAGGTATGTTTAGCGACAATGTAGAAGATATTGAAGAGGTTGAAGCGAGTAGTGTTTTAGAAGAGATAAAGAAACTATTAACTGAAGATGTAGAATTAAAATCTTATAGTGATTATCCACAAGGTGCAACTAACAATGCTAAGAGAGCATTGGGCAATAAGCAAACTAAAAAAGATAGATAATGAGAGCTAAATATTGCAAATGTAAGAATACTTATTCTATTGATTGTGATAAGTACTCAAAGAAAAGAAAATGCAACGCAGACGAGTACTGGAAGCAAGGCATAGGCTCAATTCACAAGCAAGAAGAAGAGTAAAAATACGACAGTAAATTTTTAAATAGTTATATTAATATAAACCAATAAGTATGAAAGCGACAGAAATCCTTAATAATGTCAAAGAGCTTTTAAATCTTTCTAAAGAAGAGATAAAAGTTGAAGACATTGCAGTTGAAGAGTCAGTAGAGTTATCTACAGAGGAAGTAACTGAAGAAGTAAAAGAGGAAGTAGAAGAGGTTGTACTTGCTGAAGAACCTAATGAAGAGGTTGTAATCGAGGAGGAAGTTGAAGCTCCTGCTATGAGTTACGCTACTTCTGATGAGTTAGCAGCAGTAAAATCAGAACTACTTGCGATGATTAAAGCATTAATCGAAGATAAACCAATGGGAGAAGCTAAAGAAGTTCCTCAAGAGTTATCTAAACAAGAAGAAGTTGAATTATCTGAAAATGTAGAAGAAGTTGTACATTCTCCAGAGGCTCAAATCGAAAAGAAAAAGAATTTATTATCAAACCCAAACAAATCTATGACTATCGAAGAGAGAGTTAATAGAATGTTATTTAATTAAAAATTAGACAAAATGGCTACTACTACAAGTATTACTACAACTTACGCTGGGGAATCTGCAGGAAAATATATTTCTGCTGCTTTATTATCAGGTAACACTATTGCAAATGGTGGATTAACTATCCGACCAAACGTAAAGTTCAAAGAGGTTGTTAAAAGATTGGAATTAGATGGTATCACTAAGAATGGTACTTGCGACTTCAATGACACTTCAACTTTGACTTTAACTGAAAGAATCCTTGAACCAAAGGAATTACAAGTTAATTTAGAATTATGTAAGAAAGATTTCCGTTCTGATTGGGATGCAATCTCAATGGGATATTCTGCATTTGACAACTTACCATCTTCTTTCCAAGACTACTTAATCTCTTATGTTGCTGCTAAAGTAGCACAAAAGAATGAGCAGAACATATGGGCAGGAGCAGATGGAGAAGGTTCATTTGACGGATTCTCTACTTTATTAGCTGCTGATTCTGATTTACCTGCTGCACAAGCTATTACAGGAACTACTGTAACTGCTGCTAACGTAGTTGATGAATTAGGAAAAGTAGTAGATGCAATTCCTTCTGCTTTATATGGTAGAGATGATTTATTCATCTATGTTTCTCAAAACATCTTTAGAGCTTACAAGAGAGCTTTAGGAGGATTCCAAGCTAACGGACAAGGTGCTGCTGGTGTAGGTTCTCAAGGAAACAACCAAGACATTAACATCTTATACTTTGATGGTGTAAAAATCTTTATGGCTAACGGATTAGCAGCAAACACTGCAGTAGCAACTACTAAAGATAACTTACAATTTGGAACAGGTTTATTATCAGACCACCAAGAAGTAAAAGTATTAGATATGGCTGACTTAGATGGTTCTCAAAACGTAAGAATCATAATGAGATTTACGGCAGGTGTACAATACGGAGTTGTTGAAGACATCGTAACTTACGGAATCTAAGATTCAAATAAATAAACAGAAAGAGGGTGGGTAATTACTACCTACCCTTTTTTTATAACTAATAATTAAAAAAAATAAATATTATGGCTTGTGATATTACTTTAGGTAGAACAGAACCTTGTAAAGATAGTGTTGGAGGAATCAATGCTGTTTATTTTGTAAATTTTGGAGACATAACCAGTATAACCTACGATGCTACAGATACAGATGTAATTGATGGTGTTGTTGGTACTCCGAATGCTTACAAATACGAGGTTAGAGGAAACTCTACCTATACAGAAAACATTCAATCAAGTAGAGAGAATGGAACTACTGCTTTCGAGCAAGTGTTAGAATTGACACTTAAAAAATTAACTAAAGAAGACCACAATACTATTAAATTATTATCTTTCGGAAGACCAAATATTCTTATCGAAGACAATAACGGAAATGTATTTTTAGCTGGAGCTGAGTATGGAATGGATGTAACAGGAGGAACTGTAGTAACAGGTGGTGCTATGGCTGATATGAGTGGATATACTTTGACTTTTACAGGTATGGAAAAAGCACCTGCAAATTTCATATACAAAACTGGAGATAATGCAGTTTCAAATATTGAAGATGCAGGATTTACTATTGTATAATAGTATTTTTATCAATTAAACTAAACCCTACCATTTGGTGGGGTTTTTTTATTAAATAAAACAAAAATAAATTATTTAGTTATCATAGTATGTTAATATTACAACCGACATCAGGAGATAAAACAATTACGATTGCACCGAGAAGTTCAAACTTGTCAGGAGTATTCGTTTTAAATATAAGAAGAGATGGAGATGGTAAAGAAGAATCTATAACAAATGCTACTTTAAGCAATATAGTAAACTTTACTGAAGTTACTTTTCAATCAACAATACTTGAAGAGGACTCTACTTATTATTTAGAGATAACTAAAGATAGTGAGCTTTGGTATAGAGATAAGATATATGTAACATCTCAGACTGCTTCAGAAAGAGTAACTGAGAAACACGAGATAGGTAATGGCACAATATACAAGCCTTATAGTATAGTAGATGATAACACATACATAATATAATGAGTTCAAATAAGAAAAATACAGTTAGTAAAGAATATAAAGATAGCATTAGAGTTGTCAATATGTCTTCTTACCAAGTTCCTACAATCAAAGAGGTTCACAATAAAGAGTGGGTTGCATTTGGGGATGATAATGATTATTTTGATAATCTTATAGATAGGTATCTTGATAGTCCTACCAATGGTAGATGTATTAATGGTATTGTTGATATGATTTATGGTAGAGGTTTAGAGTCTACTAATTCAGACTTATTTCCTGAAGATTATGTTAGAATGAAAAAGTTGCTTAGACCAAGAGAGGTTAAAAGACTTGTTAATGACTATAAATTGTTAGGACAAGGTGTTATGCAACTAACATACAATAAAGCTAAAACAAAAATACTAAAAGTATCTCACTTTCCTATGGAGACTCTTAGAGCAGAGAAAGCTACTAAGGGTGTTATAAAGGCTTATTACTATCATCCTTCTTGGAAAGACTGTAAGAACTCAGATAATCCTAAAAGAATACCTACATTTGGTAATGGTAGTAAATCTCAAGTAAACGAGCTTTATGTATTTAAACCTTATAGAAGTGGTTTCTATTACTACTCTACAGTAGATTATCAAGCATCTTTACAATATAGCGAGTTAGAAGCAGAGGTATCGAACTATCATTTATCGAATATAGAAAATGGCTTACAACCGAGTTTATTTGTAAACTTTAATAATGGAATACCAAATTCTGAGACTCAACAAGCAATAGAGAGTAAAATTAATCAGAAGTTTAGTGGTAGTTCTAATAGTGGTAAAGCTATTATTGCTTTTAACGAATCAGCAGAAACTAAAGCTGATATAGAGGCTATACATTTACCAGATGCTCACGCTCAATACCAATTCTTATCTGATGAGGCAAGAGAGAAGATAATGTTAGGACACGGAATTGTATCTCCAATACTTTTAGGTATTAAAGACAATACAGGATTCGGTAACAATGCAGAAGAGTTAAGAACTGCATCTGTATTAATGGATAACGTTATTATCAGACCATTTCAAGATGGTATCATATACGGATTAACAGAGATACTTGAATTTAACAAAGTATATCAAGATTTATACTTCGTAACATTACAACCAATCGAATTTACAGAGTTAGATAACGTATCTACTAAGATTAGAAAAGAAGAGGAAACAGGAGAAAAATTATCTGCTGAAGACAATAAAGACTTTTCTGAAGACGAAGGAGATGATATGATTAATCAATTAGAGGCCTTAGGAGAGGTTTTAAGCGATGATTGGGAGGTAATCCATAGTGAGATATACCAAGACGAAAATGAGTCCGTTAAAATGGCTGAAATCAAGTATTCTGATAAAGCATCATCAGAAGATGATGGTGTGTATAAAATAAGATATGCTTATATGCCAGAAAGAAAGTCTCCGAACAGTAGAGATTTCTGTAAGAGAATGGAGTTACTAACAGGTAGAAAAGTAGTATTTAGAAAGGAAGATATTAATATGATGTCTTTTAGAGGTGTAAACAAGGAGTTAGGCCATAAAGGCAGAAACTATAGTTTGCTAAAATATAAGGGAGGAAAGAACTGCCATCACTATTGGGAGTTAAGAGTTTACAAGAAGAAAGATGGTAAGCAAGTTGATTCAGCTAACGCTTATGGAGATGGTTTAAAAGAACCTAACAATCCAAGTGAGATGGGAGAAAGAATGATAGATAGAGCAGATAAAGGTGCTTATCGAAGTACTTTAAATAAAATAAAAAAGACTTTAGGTATATGAAAGCATTATTCATAACAATACAAGATTTAAAGGCTAAGTCAATAATTAGTGGTAGTACTGATGCTGACAAGCTAATTCACTTTATTGAGGTAGCACAGGATATACATATCCAAAATTATTTAGGTGGAAACCTATACGACAAGTTACAGGCTTTGATAATATCGGGAGATATAGACTTACCTGCTAATAGTGATTACAAGAGCCTTAGAGACGTTTATATTAAGCCAATGTTAATATGGTTTACTCAAGCAGAGTACTTTCCTTTCTCTATGTTTAAAATCGATAATGGAGGTATATCGAAGCATAGAGGGGAAGACTCTGACTCTGTTAATTATAGTGATGTAGATAGAATGATGAGTAAGATAAATGATAGAGCAGAATTTTATACTAAGAGGTTTTTAGATTATATCTGTTTTAATAGTAATAAATATCCTGAGTACAATAACAATAGTAATGGAGATATGTACCCTGATAAAGATGCTAATGATTTTTCAAGTTTTGTTTTATAATGGATAGAAAAAAAAAGACATATAAGACAAAAACAGTTAACATAATAAAGCTAAATACTTTTTATAATAGTTTTAGTAAAGAGATTAAAAAAGAGAAAAATGGCAAACGAAATATATAACAGTTCTTGGTGGGGAAATCCAACTGCAACTGGTTGGGGAAATATTTATTATGAATATGCTTTTCCGAGTGAAGGGTCAAGACTTTTAGGTTTATTAGAGGCAAGAGCAACGTATTATGAGAATGCAACTTCTTCACTTGCAATATTAACTGATTTAGAAAACTGTGAATAATGAGTAATTTATTAGAAAAAGCGAGTATAATAACGACACCAACTGCATATAGTGATGGAGTTTTACATAGTGTTAAGCCAAGTGAAAGTCCTTATGCTGATTTTACATTTACAAGAAACAATCCAGGTACAAGAGTAAATGCAAGTGGTAATATTGAAAGCGTAGGAGTTGATTTACCAAGAATAAATTATGAAGGTGGTTGTGGCAGTTGGTTATTAGAACCGAGTAGGAGTAATCTACAAATTTATAGTGAGGAATTTGACAATGGTATTTGGAATAAAACAAGGGCATCAATAACACCAAATGATGCAATTTCTCCAAGTGGTTTATTAGATGCTGATAAACTTGTAGGAGTAAGCGGTTCATCAAGTTATATATTTGATGGTATTTCAGTAACATCTGGAGATGTTTATACAATATCAGTTTTTACTAAATTTATAGACATTAATGAATTTGTAATAGTAAATTTTACACAAAGTGGTAACGCTTACTTTAATATAGAAAACGGAACTGTTATAAGTAACTTTGGAACTTTTACTGAACCAAAAATAGAAAATTACGGAAACGGTTGGTATAGATGTAGTGTTAAATTTACTGCTACTGCTACTGGAAATGTTAATTACGGATTTTTCTTAAATAATGCTATTGATAAAAGCGTTCATATTTGGGGAGCGCAAATAGAAGTCGGAAGCTACGCAACTTCATATATTCCAACAACTGGAAGTGCAGTAACACGAAGTGCAGATTCAGCAACAAATGCAGGAAGTAGTGATTTAATAAGTTCAACAGAAGGAGTTTTATATTTAGAAGTTGCAGCTTTAACTTCAATAAATAATTTTGAATCTATTAGCTTATCTAATGGAGGGGTTGATGAAAGAATTAGGTTTACGTTAAACAGTGTTGAAAATACTATTTCAGTTCAAGTAACATCAGGGGGTAGTACTGTTCTTTTTAGAAATTCTACATTAAGCGATATTACTGCTTTTAATAAAGTAGCTATAAAATACAAGCAAGATGATTACGCTATTTGGATTAACGGTGTTGAAGAACATTCTAATATAACTGGAGCGGTTCCAACTTTAAACGAACTTAATTTTACATCGGGTGGTGATGTTGGTAATAAATTTATCGGAAACGTCAAATGCGTATCAGTATTCGAAGAAGCATTAACAGATGCAGAACTAACTTGTTTAACAACAATATAAATAAAATATGGCAATACCAACTTTAACAATGATACCAAGTGGTTATAAGGCTCAAAAGGTTTATTCTGTACTTCCTACAAATGGAGATGGAGATTTTACCTTTGATAGAAATAATGCAGGTACAAGGGTAAATAAAGATGGTTTAATAGAACAAGTAGCAACAGATGTACCCAGATTGGATTATTCTGATGGGAGTTGTCCAAGTCTATTATTAGAACCTGCAAGTGTTAATTTAGCACTTTATAGTCAAGATTTTAGTCAATCTGATTGGAGTGTATTTGATGTAAGTAAATCAGCTAATTCTGTTCTTTCTCCAGATGGTACTTTAAATGGTGCAAGATTAACAGCATTAGATGGAACTAATAAAGCGTTTCAACAATTAGTAACAGTATCAGCAGACCCATCAAATGATAGAGTTTTTACTGGTTCTATATATATCAAGAGTTCAAGTGTAACAAGTTGTTTTTTAAGAGTTGGTTCTGCAACAAGTAACAATGCAATCACAATCACAAATGAATGGCAAAGATTTGAAGCACAATATACTTTAGCTGCTACTTTTACGGCAGTTAGATTAGGGATTGTATTAAATAATGAAGGAGATGAAGTAGATGTTGCTTTTGGACAAGTTGAAGAAAAACCATATGCAACTTCATATATTCCAACAACAAGTGGAACAGCATCAAGAGGTGCAGATTTAGAGTTAGATTCTGGAGATTTATCAAATTACATAAATTCAACACAAGGAGTTTATTATACAGAAATTAAATTTGATTATTCTACCGAAAGAGTAACATCTACTGGTGGTTTAGTTTTAGGTAGTGATAATAGTTTTCCAAGTCCACAATCTATTGAAATATCAATGAGCGAAACTGGTGCTTTTAGGATAGGTAAAAGAGATAGTTCATTTACTGAATTAGTAAGTTTACCAAGTGGAGTAAATTATAAAGTAGCAGTTAAATGGGATAGCTTAAACCTTTCTATTTATGTAAATGGTGTTGAAGAAACTACAAGTACAATTTCAAGTACTGATTTTCAATATATATATCATAGTTCTGGAGATTCAAGTAAATACATAAAAGATTTAAGAGTTTATAATACTGCATTGACTGATGCTGAACTAATAACATTAACAACAATATAAATTATGGGATTAAATATAGGTAAATATAGATTCAATTCAAAAGAACAAGCTGAATCTAAAATAGAAGGTTTAGGAATAGCACAAGATGAAAATGGTAACAACTATCCAACACATAAACATACTGTTACAAAACTTGGTTATGAGGTTTTAGAAGAAGCAGTATATGATGAAGAAGAAGTAATATCTGAAACAGTATTCGGAGAAGGTTATTTAGTAGATGTTCTTTGGAGAGATTTAGAAGCTGATGAAGATGAAGAAATAGACCATCCTTATGGTTGGAAATCTTACGAAGTTGATATTAACAATGAAGGAATACACGGATTTTTAGGTCTTAAATATCAAGACTTGAAATTCTAATAATCTACTGCTATGGATATGAATGATTTGAAAATGGGATTTATAAACTTTGCTGCGTTTTCAGTAAGTTTTACAGATGTTGAGATGTGGTTAAAATTAACTTTACTAACAGTTACTATTGTTTATACTGTTTTAAAGATTTTTAAACTATCAAAAAAGAATGAGTAAATACTTTAAGAATATAGAGGAGAATATGAATGTAGATTTTCTTGCTAAATTAGATGAGGCAAGAGAATACGCTAATATACCTTTTATTATTAATTCTGCTTACAGAGGTCCAGAACATCCGTTATCAATTAAAAACCCTTCATCAAGTCATATTAAAGGTTTAGCAGTAGATATAAGTGCAAAAGATAGCAGAACACGTTTTTTAATATTAGATGCTTTATTTGCAGTTGGATTTAGCCGTATAGGAATAGCTGATACTTTTATTCACGTAGATTTAGATTTAGATAAATCACAAAATGTAATTTGGACATATTAAAAGGATTATTTCATTCAGTTATGTTTATTATGGGAGCAATCATAAGAACAGACTGTGTAAAATATCCAAGAGTATTAATATTATGTACTTGGTTTGTTCATTTAGTTTATATCATATCGGGTATAATTTTTAGGTAATTGGGTAATATTATATCATATCGGGTATAATTTAATTTTATAACAAGGGTAGTAATTACCCACGTATTTTAAACGAGAGTAAATTATGGAAATAAACTTAATTTTATTAGTGCCAGATGCAATGATTATTGGATGGCAATATCACAAACCTGATGAACAGTTCCAATACTCAGAAGTTAATATATTTTTGTTCTTTGGACAATTACAAATAAGATGGGAATAATATGAATATATTTAAGATAATAGGAGACCTTTTAGGTATAGGTAAAGATGCTTTAAAGAATAGAGCTGAATTAAAGCGTTTAAAAGCACAACAAGAACATTCTATATTAGAGGCTCAAACAAAGGCTCAAGTAGACAGAATACTATCTAATACTGATTCAGATAATCAGATTGATTTAATTACTGCACAAGATAAACGATACACTTTAAAAGATGAGATTGTTACTTACTTGTTTCTTATTCCTGTTGTTATAGCTACAGTATCTCCTTTTATAATAGCTTACAAAGAATCTAACTTTACTAACTTATCACAAGACATAAGAGTTTCTTATGAGAACTTAGATTGTTTACCTAATTGGTATAAATATGTTTTAGGTGCTATAATCATTGATGTACTTGGATTTAGAAGCTTTGCAAGAAAGCTAATTGAGAAATACATTAAATAGATTGTAAATAAGTGTATAAAATAATTTACAAATAGTTTTTTTATTTAAAAATAAATATATAACTTCGCAATTTATTAATACTTCACTATTATAAAAATAGTTATAAAAAAATAATAATTAATATTATATTATATTAAAAAATAATAGTAAAATACTATTAAAAATAAATATAAGATATCTGACCCCTATTCAATAAAAAAAACACATACTTATTAACAAAAAGTCTTTTATAATAGATATTTTAATTATCTTTACGTATGCCTTTGAGGAAGATACATAATCGTAAGAAGGAGAGTTTTTCTTTGCATAAAGTAGAATATACAGATACTTATACAAAGGAGATGGATGAGGAAGGTTTAGCAGTGCTTAAATGGAGTATGTTTGATAGTCCTGACAAGTTAGGTAGTGGTAAGTATTTTATGGAGAGTGAACCTGTATTTATATTAGATGAGATATTTAGAAAAGAAAGATTATCTGGTTTTATATTACAGGGATATGTAAGTAAGAATTATGGAGATAGGATTGCAATACCACATAATAGTGGTCATAGAGTTGGCAAGTCTATAAAGTTTAAGTGTATTAATAAGATTAAGAGATTAAAGTTTATAAGAGGTTTAATACAGTATGGTATAGAAAGAATCCAAGTTACTAATGAGTGGATATACTTTGATACAGATAACTACTTGAAAGACCCTGAATTTATTTGCGTTTGATTTTGTTTTTTTTTGTTTTATGTTTTTTTTGTTTTTAGATTAGAGAGGTGTAAAAGCCTCTCTTTTTTATTTTAACATTTCTTTAACATTTACTTTAAATAATTATTTCTATATTTGCATAGAACATTAAAACAATTAGATATGCACAACGAACCATTAAAGATTACATTAAAATTTTACAACAAAGAAATATCTACACAAGTAGACCATTCAGATTTAGGAATTGATGAACTTCACGAATTATGGCTTGAGATTGTTAGAGGTATGGGATTTGCAGAAAGTACGATATATGATTTTTATGATGAGTTAAGCTAATATTAAATGTAAAAACAATAGATAACGATAGTAAAAACAAACACAATGGGAACAATAATAATAGCATTTATACTTATAGTACTTTGGATTTTTATTATATTAGAAATATATAATGCAAAGGAATTTAGTGAATTATATGGATACAAAGAAGATGAAAACAACAATTCAAAAAGTAATAAATTATGATAAGTACAGAAGCTTGGGATAAGTTAAAAAAGCAAATAGAGTATCATTTAAAGCAAGATAATAACTTGACTGATATAACAATAAATTATCAAGTAAAGATACCAGAAAGAGGAACAAGAAACTATTTAGGATTAAGTGTAACAATAGATAATTAATTATGAACTTAGAAATATTTATAGTATCAATAGGATTAGGAGTGTTAGGTTTTGCATTAGGATTTGCAAAAGGTAGCGAAGTAATGGTAAGACATATCAGAGAATCATTTAGAGATGAAGGATATGATTATGAAAAGTTTCACGATGTAATTAACAAATAAAATTTGTGTATTAAATAAATTAGTATTAGATTTGCATCAGTAATAATTAAAACCAAAACAAAATGAAAGATTTATTAGATTTTAAAAATGCTCAGATTACGGCATTACAAAAGAAAGTATTTGAATTAGAGACTAAGGTGTCTACGTATGAAACGTACATCTTTGAACTAACAGATAAAGACTGCCCAACACAGTACAAGGATATAGTTAAGAATGAATTATTAAAAACAGATTAAATTATGACAATTTTAGAGAAATTACAGAAGATTCAATTAGAGCTTAAAGCTCCAAAGAACCAAAGAAACAATTTTGGTAAGTACAACTATCGTTCAGCAGAGGACATCTTAGAAGCGATTAAACCATACGAGGAGAAGTACAAAGTAGTATTTAAGATTAACGATAAGTTAGTTCAGTTAGGAGACCACGTTTGCGTAGATTCAGAAGCTAAGATTATTGACATTGAGTCTATAGACAGAGAAAGTTCAGTATCATCTACTGCACAAGCTATTATAGATTTCCAAGCTAAAGGTATGCAGATGCCACAGAGAACAGGAGCTGCCTCATCTTATGCTAAGAAGTATGCTTTAGGTAACTTATTGTTATTAGACGATACTAAAGATAGTGATGCTACTAATAATCATTCTAAGAATACTAAGAGTGCATTAAGCCAAAAGAGTCCTGACTTTGATAAAGTAAAGAAGTACATAAAGGATGGAGGTTCTATGGAAGCAGTAGAAGCAAGATACATTATATCAAAAGAAACTAAACAAGCATTAATTAAGTAATATGAATAATATAGAGTTAAAACCAACAGGTAGAGAAGACCATTACAGATTACTATTTAATGGAGTAGATGTAAGTGGAGAACAAGAGAGAAGTGTGTTTAGGCACATTGTAGAAACTATAGATAACGGAATAGGAGTAGGAATATAAATATTAACAATTAAATTAAAATTAGAATTATGAGTAATCAATTAACAGGAACAATTAAATTAATCGGAGAAAAACAAGTATTTGACTCTGGATTTCAGAAAGTACAATTTGTTATTACAACAAATGATGAGAAGTATCCTCAAGATATTTCGTTTGAAATATTACAAGATAAGGTAGATGACTTTATCAAGTACAACAAAGTAGGAGCATCTGTAGATGTTAGTTTCAACATTAGAGGTAATGAGTACAATGGTAAATACTATAATACTCTTATAGCTTGGAAAGTATTTAAAGCAGGAGCTAATGCACCAGCAACAGATATTGGTGTGCCAACAGAGGAGTTAGCAACTAACGATTTGCCTTTCTAAATTAGATAAGGGGAGGTTTAAAAGCCTCCCTTTTTTTATTAATAAAATAAAACAAAATGAAATGTGCAATATGTAGCAAAAAGACAGAACACTTAGAGTTTCATCATATAATACCTAAATCAAGAGGTGGTAGCGATGATGTTAGTAACTTGATAAGATTATGTTCAGAATGTCACGGTCTTGCTCACGATGTCTCCTTTTCTAATAATAGGGGTGGGTTAATAAAGGAAGCTATAGGTAAGAATCGAAATAAAAATAAAATTGATAGCGAATGGCTATATAAGAATCAAACATTAGTTCAAGATAAAATGATGGATTTATATAATAGAAACGAGGACAAACATATGCTTATTCTACTATTGATGGAAGAAGGTAGGTTTACAGCTTCTCACATTAAGCAATGGGTAGAATGTGGGAAGGTTTCTTTTAAAACGTCTTTTACCTTTTATTAAATATAATTATCAACACATAAACAAAAAATATGACAGAACAAGAATTACAAGAACATAACGACCACATAATGTATATGCAATCTATAGAAGAAGAATGTGCTATAGATATAAATAAAAAGATAGAACATCCACCTGTAGCAATTAGCTTTAAGAACAAAGAGGTAGTTACTAAAGATGGTAGTGTCAAAGAGTTTCCTATACCTATTGGAACTTATGGTAACTTTAGTTTTATACAAGCACCTCCAAAGTCAATGAAGACATTCTTTGTTAGCTTATTAGGTTCAGCCTTTTGTAATCCTGCTGGAGAGTTTACTAAAGGTATGGGTTCTTTTAGAGGTAAAAAACACTTTATACACTTTGATACAGAGCAAGGGGATTGGCATTCACAAAGAGTGTTTAAGAGGGTAGAGTGGATGAATAAAGGATTGAACTTAGATTTCTACCATACATTTGCTTTAAGAAAGATAGGTTATAAGGATAGGATAGATTTTATACAATACTACTTAGATTGTATGAGAGAAGAAGATAAGGAAATAGGTTTAATAGTTATTGATGGTATTGCAGATTTAGTAAGCGATGCTAATAACTTAGAAGAGTCTAATCTAATCGTACAAAAAATAATGGCTTGGTCTACTGTTTATGATTGCCATATCGTAACTGTAATCCATAGTAACTTTGGCTCAGATAAGCCAACAGGACATTTAGGTAGTTTCTTAGAGAAGAAAGCAGAGACTCAGATACAATTAGAAAGAGATGAGAATAAGTTTGGTTGTATAACAGTATCTTGTAAAAGAAGTAGGAATACACCATTTGAGTCTTTTGACTTTATATTGAATGAAAACGGATTACCTAAGATAATTACTCCTGATGAGTTACTTAGTTTTTAATCTGTTTATAACTTTTTAAATAATATTAAACAATAAACATTATATTTATAAAATAAGATATAATTATGAAGAATAAAATTGATTTTCGTCCTCGACTTAGAGGTAAGATATTAAAGGCTTATAAGAACTTAACTAAAGTAGAGAACAGAGTTCTTGTTATAGGCGATTTACACGAACCATTTTGTTTAGATGGTTACTTAGATTTCTGTAAAGAACAGTATGCTATACACAACTGTAACAAGGTTGTTTTTATTGGAGATGTTATTGATAATCATTATTCAAGCTATCACGAATCATCAGCAGATGGTTTAGGTGGTAAGTTTGAGTTAGAACAAGCAGTATCTAAATTAGCTAAATGGTATAAAGCATTTCCTAATGCAGATGTTACTTTAGGTAATCACGATAGAATTATTATCCGTAAAGCACAATCATCTGATATTCCAAGTAAATGGATTAAGGAGTTTTCTGAGGTATTAGAGACTCCTAATTGGAACTTTGTAACAGAGGTTTATTACGATGGTGTTAGGTATGTTCACGGAGATAAAAGTGGTAAAGCGAGAATGGCTGCAAAGAGAGATATGGTATCTACTGTATCTGGTCATTATCATACAGACTTTTATTGTGAATGGATGTTTGGAAAGACAAGAGCTATCTTTGGTATGGCAGTAGGTTGTGGTATAGATAGTAAGTCTTATGCTATGGGATATATGCAAGGAGGTAAGAAGGAAGCTATTGGCTTAGGTATTGTATTAGGTGGTCATACTGCTTTTAATGTAAAGATGGAGTTGTAATGAATTACAATAATGATTTTAAGTACGATTTAAAAGTCGGTCAAGTTAAAGAAGAGGAGTTAGGTAATATACTTAACTCCTCGACTATTGAAGTTAAGTACGATTTGAAGGCTTTAAAAACAGGTAATGTTTATGTAGAATACTTTAGTAGAGGTAAGCAATCAGGTATATCTAAATCTAAAGCAGATTACTATTGCTTTGCATTTGGAGAAACATTACATTTAATAAAGACTTCTGATTTAAAAGATAGGTGCAGAAAATATCTTAATACAGGTAGAGATAGAGTTGGAGGAGATAATAATACATCAAAAGGAATACTATTACCAATAAAAGAATTATTTTAATGACTCATAAGATTATATCCCCTCTATTTGTAACACTACCGAGAAAGACTGTTAAAGATAAGAGGATTGCTTTAAATATGAATACCTATAGGAACTTACATCATAGAATAAGTAATGATGCTAAGAAAGCCTATTCAGAGGCTCTTAGAGAGCAGTTAAGGAACTTATCTATACAAACACCTGTCGAGGTAACTTATAAAGTCTATAAAGCCTCTAAAAGACGCTTAGACAAGATGAATGTGATTAGTGTAGTAAGTAAGTTTTTATTAGACTCAATTACTGATTATGGTTGTTGGGAAGATGATAATGATGATTATGTGAAGACAGAGACTATATTACCTACAGAATTAGATATAGAAAACCCAAGAGTAGAAATAATTATAAAAGAGATTTAATGTTAGAAAAATTAGCAGTTCATCAAGAGTTATGGATTAAGATGTTAGTGAATTTAGGATGTAAGTTAGATGTAGCTGAAGACTTGGTTCAGGATATGTATCTTAGGATGCATAGACTTGTTAAAGATGAGAGCAGGATTATGTACAAAGATGATATTAATAGGTACTTTGTATGGGTTACATTAAGGAATTTGTATTATTCTTATCTAAAAGATAAACGTAACAGTATTTTCTATGAGATATTAGAGAATGATGAGGTTGTTGAGAAGCAGTATGATGTGGAGGAAGATGATGCTTTTGAAAAAATAATGAGTCAAGTACAGGATATAACATCTGATTGGACTGTTTACGATAAGAGGTTATTTGAATTGTATTTTATACAAGGCTTATCTTTACGAGCTATATCTAAAGGAGCTAAGATAGGATTAACCTCTATACATAACTCTATACTAAACCAAAAAGCTATATTAAGAGAAAGTTTATCAGAAGATTTAATAGATTATTTTAACCAAGATTTTGACAAGATATGAAACCAGACAATTATTATTTAGAATTAGAAAAGCAAGGGTACTATGAAACTATAGACAAGAGGTCTAAAGATTACAGAGAGTATAAGGAATGGAATAAGACTAAGGTGTCTAAGGATTATGAAGCACTTAAAGATAATGTTGCTAAGCAATCTGAAGGTATTGGAGATACAGTAGCTAAGATTACTAAAGCTACAGGAGTAGATAAGCTGGTTAAGTTTATAGCAGGAGAGGATTGTGGTTGTGATGATAGACAAGAGAAACTAAATAAGCTATTTACCTACAAGAAGGTTAATTGTATATCAGAAGAAGATTATGTTTACCTTAGTGATTTCTTAGGAGGTAATCCTCGTAAAACCACATCTCAACAAAGAGCGAGGCTAATATCTATTCACAATAACATTTTTAATACTAATCAAAAAAACACAAGTTGTAGACCCTGTATGATAGGAATTGTAAATAAATTGAAAAAGTATTTGGAAGTATATAAATAGTTTTGTAGTTTTGCTTTAAATTAAATACATATATTATGAAGCGAACTAAAGAAGAGAAATTAACCAAGTTTTGGAATCACAGAATCAATCCTATTACAGGATGGTTTGATGACAAGAGAATGCAGAATAAGAAAAAAATTAACAATAAACTACTGATTTATGAAAGTAATATTTGATGCAGATAGTTTAATCTATGCTTCTTGTTTTAAGAAGAAAGATGATATAGAGTTTCCTGAAGACTTATTTGAGACAGATGTTAATGTTGCTTTCAATAAGTTTGAAGTTAGCTTTGAAAGGTTACTTGATTTCTTAGAAGAACAAGTGAATGTTAATGAGGTGGTATTCTGTAATGGCTCTAAAAACAACTTTAGGAAAGATATATCAGCTACCTATAAGTTAAATAGAACGCAGAAGAGACCAGAGATATTACCTCTACTTCACGATATGGTTAAGCTTGAATACAATTCTATTTATGGAGATGGTGTAGAGACAGATGATGTTGTAGCTACATTATGGGCAGAAGAGGTAGAAAAGAATGGTATTGACTCTGTTATTATAATGTCTTTAGACAAAGACTATAAACAATTCCCTTGTTGGTTTTACGACTACAACTATAAGAAAAGAGAGTTGGTTAAAATATCAGAGGAAGAAGCTAATAAAAACTTCTATTCTCAGATGATTGTAGGGGACTCAGCAGACAATATAAAGGTATGTAAAGGCTATGGTAAGGTTTATGCTGAAAAGTTGTTTAAAGACGCTAATAATAAGTATTCATTAATGAATAGAACCTATAGACTTTATAAGGAGGTTTATGGAGATGATGCAAAAGCTATGTTTAATGAAGCTAAATCATTACTAACACTAAAAACAGATTGTTATGAGAACATTAAGCGATGAAGATAAGAATGTTGTTGAATCGTACTTCTCAAATGCAATACTTGAGATTCAAGAAGGGTTACCTAAATACATTTTAGAAGACATTTTAGAATATTACGAAGAACAAGAGTTATACTTGGCTTGTGCTGGTATAAAAAAGGCTTTAGATTGGTATCAAACCAATAGTTTTACTAAAGTATTACTTAAAATAGAAGAAATAAAAGAAAATAATAAATTAAATTAAAACAAAAAAGATGATAGATTACAAGAAAGAAACAGCAGATGAATTAGCAAGAGATTTTGAAGTATTAACAGGTATTGACTTAAATACTAACTCAAGAAAGACTGAAATAATGATTACAAGAACATTATTCTATAAAATTTTAAGAGATGTTAATTATATGAATGATAGAATGATTGCAGAATGGTTTAAATCAAGAGGTGTAAAAAGAAATAGAGCATCTATATTTCAAGCACTACAAAAAATAGGTATTTACTATAAAACATACCCATCATTCAGAGATTTTTATAATGTTTACTTTAATGATAAGGCTGAAGAGTTTTTTACAATAGAACAGACTCAAAAGAGAGCTTTAAAGGAATCTAAACGTAATTTACATATAAACTCATTAAAAATAGGTAAAGATAGCTTAGAATTGCTTATAGACACTATTCCAGAGGATAGAAGAGATGAGATACGTGAACTTATTACTATGAGGGTTAAATCTTGGTCTTGGAAGAGTAAAGATGAATGTCAAATAATAGAAGGGGAGTCTATATTAGAATTACATTAACTTATTAATAAATAAATTATGAGAGGTACACAAACACATTACGAAAATGGCAAAGATTATGACATTATAGATGTTATTAGAGATTATGACTTGAATTTCTGTAGAGGTAATATAATTAAGTATATTGCAAGAGCAGGAAAGAAAAACGATGAACTGCTTGACCTTATTAAGGCACAAGATTATCTCAATAGAGAGATAGAATTATTAAGGGAGGCTAATTAGCTTCCTTTTTTAGTTTAAGTGTTAAAGAAATGTTAAAATTTGTTAAAAAGTATTTCTAATCCAAAAAACTATTGTAGATTTGTCTCATAACAAAATAATATTAATAATTAAAAACAAAACAAAATGATTAATCAAGAAATTAAAAGAGGAGATTACAATGCTTATTATCCAATAAGTGAATTAAAGATGGCAACAGTAAATAGAGACACTGTTATTAAACACGCAGAAAACTTTAAATCAAAATTAAATGATTATGGTTGGATGATGCCTATTGTTGTATCTTCAAAAGGAGATGTTATAGAAGGGCATCACAGAATAGAATCTGCTAAACTTTTAAAACAGAAAACAATACCAGCTTATATAATTGAATGGGTTGATACTGCTAATAAATCAAAACATTTGAACTCAATTATAAGTTTAAACAATGGAAATAAGGCTTGGACTAATGCTGATTACTTGAAAGCATTTGCTAAAGAAAACGAAGAGTACAGTATTGTTTATGAGGCTTATTTAAGACATAATAAAATGTTATCTGTAGGTAATATTATTAATTGTTTTTTTGGTCAATTTAGTGCTTCAAGATTTAAGAAGGGTAACGCTAATATTAAAAATGAAGAATTAGCTTACTATTTACTTGAAAAATTATCTAATTTAGTACTAAAATACACAAAATCTAAGATACAGGCGTTTTCAATTAGAGAGTTGATTGCTATTGCTTACAGTAAAGAAGATGTAGATTATAATGTTATGGATTATATAATATCAGAATATGACGATATGGCTTCAATTAATCACCCTAAACTAACATCTATAACTGAATTTAAAAAGCACATACAAAGCAAGATAACTATGTACAATAATATAAAAAATAATTAAAATATGAATAATGATGTAAGTTTAAAGGAAATAGTGTTCTGTGATTTAACAATAAGTTACAAAAACAAAACCTATGAACTAAATAAATTGGTTTACAAAAATGATGGTAATATGTTTTACAATAAAAAGGTGTTATCTAAACTAAACATTTCAGAGCCAGTTGAGATTGTAAATATAAATATTATATCAAGATTAGGTTTTGAAAATCAATCAAAAGAATTTACAGAAGTAAAGTGTAGTGATGAAGTTAGAAATAAAATAACAGGTGCTTATGAATAAGATATACAACGAAAAGAATATAGATACTATGGATAGAATGGAGTCTAAGTCTATTGATTTAGTTGTTACCTCTCCACCATATAATATAATAAGACCTAATTCAACAGATAGAGGTTATGACTTGTATAAAGATGGTATGAGTAATGAAGAGTATATTGATTGGACTTTACAAATATTTAAAGGATTTAATAAGGTGTTAAAAAAAGATGGAATTGTTCTTTATAATATGAGTTACGGAACAGAGAACACTACTTTAATGAGTTTAGTTGTAGCTGATATTATTAGGAGAAGTAATTTTACTTTAGCAGATATTATCGTGTGGAAGAAAAACTCCGCTACACCTAACAATGTATCTCATAACAAAATGACAAGAATAGTTGAGTATGTTTATGTATTTTGTAGGAAAGATGAGTTTCACACTTTTAACTGTAATAAAAAAGAGTTAAGTAAAAGGGAAACAGGTCAATCTATTTATGAAAATGTATTTAATTTTATAACTGCTAAAAACAATGATGCCTCTACTGATTTAAACAAAGCTACTTTTAGTACTGAGTTTGTTAGAAAATTAATATCTACTTACGCAAAAGACAATAGTTTAATTTACGACCCATTTATGGGAACTGGAACTACTGCTGTTGCTTGTGTAATTGATGGTCATAGTTATTTGGGTAGCGAGATAAGTAAAGAGCAATGTGATTACGCTGAAAAAAGAATAAAACCATTTACATCACAATTAACAATGTTTTAAATAATTATAACAATGAAAGAAATAATAGAAACACTACAAAAGATTGATACAGATTTTTACAATGGTGGTATTACATTCGGTCAAAAGTATGACCTTATAAATGCTATTGAAGAAGTATTAAGAAACCAAGAATTTATTAAATAGAAGTTATGACAGAAGAACTAAAGAATAGGATATTATCAATAAGACCAGAATACTCAAGTAACAGTAATTCTATGCACCCACTTCCTGATGAGATTTTATTATACTATCAAGAAGATGATTACTTAATAGATTTAAGTTTAGACATAAACGATGTGTTAAATACAGATGTTATGAAAGATGAGGAGGATTATGAGTTGTCAAATGCAGATGTTACTTTTATCTGTGGCTACCTATCTGGACTACTGCATTACGAAATAGAACTTACTAAGAACTATTATGAAGCAGAACGTAACGAGCAAGGAAATTATTATTATTATAGGTAAAAAACAAAATAACAATAATTTAGTTATCATAATATGAGTAATTCACAAGAGATTAAGCCAACAGATGGTAGAAAAGGGAATAGTAGAAAGAAATCTATTTCCAAGCTACCTGTACCAGATAAAGAGAGGTCTAATAAACCTGCAATGAATACTGCTAAGAAGAATCGTAAGAAACAATATGCTAAAAAGGCTATTAAGAACGTATTTGGGAGCGAAGTAAATGCTTTTGAGAGTTTAGCTAAGAAAGCAGAGGAAGGTAGCTATAATCATATGAAATTACTTATGGATTTTGCTTATGGAGATGATAAAGAAGAGGTTTCTAATAAAGTTCAAGCACCTACTATTAATTTCTTTGGAGATAGCGTTGAAGGTAAGAAGATTAAAGATAAGATTATAGACGTAACACCAAAAGATGAATAATATAAATATACACGAGAAATATATACCTATTTTCAAGAATGAGAGTAGGTATTTTGTTGTTACAGGAGGTAGGGGTAGTGGTAAGTCATTTGGTATAAATGTATTCTTACTTAACTTAACTTATGAATCAGGACATAAGATACTGTTCTCTCGTTATACGATGATTTCAGCACATACATCTATTATTCCTGAATTTATTGAGAAGATTAACTTAATGGGAGTCCACGATGACTTTAGGATAACTAAAGATGAGATTATGAACCTCAAGACAGGTAGTTCTATTATATTTAAAGGTATTAGAACATCATCAGGTAATCAGACTGCAGCACTTAAATCCTTAAATGGTATAACTACATTTGTAGTTGATGAAGCAGAAGAACTTGTAGATGAAAGTGTTTTTGATAAGATTGATTTCTCTATACGTTCACAGACTAAACAGAACAGAGTTATTCTTATACTTAATCCAACAACTAAAGAGCATTGGATATATCAGAGGTTTTTCCAAAATGAAAACGTATTGGCAGCATCTAATATGGTTAAAGGAGATGTTACTTATGTTCATACAACTTACAAAGATAATAAGACAAACTTATCTGAATCATTCTTAGGTAGGATATATGAAATGAAACGTAAGAGACCAGATAAGTATCAACACCAAATATTAGGAGGTTGGCTTGAGAAAGCAGAAGGTACTATTATAAGAAAATGGAGAGTAGGAGACTTTATCCCTACAGAACTTACTTGCTATGGGCAGGATTTTGGATTTTCAGCCGATTTAACGACACTTGTGAAGATTTCGGTAGATAAGAACGCAAGAAAGGTTTGGGTTAAGGAAATCTACGGAAAACCTAATCTAAACACATCTGAGATAGCAGGTATGAATAAAAGAGAGTGTGGTATGGATTTAATTATTTGTGATAATAGTGAACCACGTTTAATATCAGAGATGAAAACATTGGGTCTTAATATAAAGCCTACAATAAAGAAGAAAGGTAGTATATTATCAGGTATAGCACTTATGCAGGATTATGAGATAATAGTTGATAGAGGTTCTCACGGCATAATAAGAGAGCTAAACAATTATGTATGGAAAGATAAGGGAGAAGCTCCAATAGATAAGTTTAATCACTTTATAGATGCTATTAGATACGGATTAATGTATTTAGTACAAGGAGTAAACTCTGGAGTTTATGTTATAAGATAAAAATAAAATATTTAATATGAAGGGGGATAATTAATTTTGTCTCCCTTTTTTTGTTTAATATAATGGGGTGTGTTTAATATAATTGGGTGCGTTTAATATGGAGGGGTGTTTAATATGATACCCTATGTTTAATATGAGGGGGTATGTTTAATATGAGGGGGTATGTTTTGTTATTTAGAATGATTCTTGATAGCTTATTATTATTTAGACTCGTTAAAAATAGCTTATTTAGATTCATTATAAACAACGATATTATTTTTTTATATGATTTATTTTTTGTAGACGTATGCACGTGTTCAATTGTTAAAATTATACTACAAATTTATACCATAGTAATATATTGGTAAAGCATTGAAATTTATTTTTGTTACATTTTTTTTTATTTTTGTTGTTTATTAAATTAATTTTTGTAGATTTGTTGCATAGTTAGAAACTAATCTAATTTTTAAAACGCAAAACAATGAAACAAATTAAAAAAGTAATTAAGGAAATTAAAAAAATAGCAATAGCAATTCACACTATAAAACGATAAATTATGAAACAAACAATAAAACAAATTAAAGACCTTGCAACCGCAACAGACAATTTATACCTGTTGCACTTAGTTAACAAGTTAAAAAAGGAAATTAAACAACAAAAAAATAAATAATATGGAACACTATAAAATAAAAAACACCAGAGCTATTGAAGTAACTTTTTTAAGCCCAACAAATTACAGAGGCGCACGTATTAAAATAACTGACAATTATGTTGATAAAAAAGAAAGGAAGATTTTTAGCTATTGCTATAAAACTGGAAATATGTTACAGCAGGCAATAAATATTTTAAAATTTAACGGGGCAAATATAGTTTGCAGGGCTTCGCATAAAGATAAATATATTGTCAACATAGATAATTGGGGTGATGAATTTATAAAAATTAATAATTTAAAAAATAACGATAATGAATAAAGAAATAAAATTTTATATTCCTTTTGAGGGTTTCTATTGCTCAATTTATGATTCAATTATAGATGGTATTTTAGAAAGCGAAATTTCAGAGGGTTACTTAACAGAAAAAGAAACCGAAAATATAAACTATACTAATTTACGTTTAGAATTGTCAAAACATATTTTTGACTGTATTTTAGAATTGTTTAACGATGAATTCGATTTATTCACTGACAATAATTATATAACTTTTGACGGTCTTTATAGCCCTAAGTATTACAATTTTAGTACTGACAAAATTAAAGCTATTGTAAGCCCTGAAATTTACTTAACATTATTAAATAAATTTGAAAATAATAATAGCTTTATTAATTACGTAAACGAGTCGAGCAAAAGTAGAGACGGCTTCGCTTCATTTTACGAGGGAATAAACGAGGTAAAAAAAGAAAGTAGTATATTTTTGGAATATTTATTCCAGTGGTTTACATTATCAGAATATAGAGATGAGGTGATAGAATTTACTACTGCAGATATTCACGAAATTATATACAATAATATTTAAAAATAATAACAATGTTCAAACTAAAAATAAACTTTAAATTAAGACTCAAATTAGTAAGTACAAATAAAGACTTTATATGCTATTCATTAAACAAAGATAAGACTACTATTGAAAGCTATATTTTAACCAACGATTTGTACAGGCATAGAAATAAGTACACTAATTTCAAAGCGCTTAGCTGTATTAAAAAACAATTTAATAGTATAACCTTTTAAGATATGAAAAACAAACTATATACAAGTAACAAACATAAAGATGAATTAACAACTTATGCGCTTCATTGCGGATATGCACAAACAAGAAACAATAAAACGCTTACTTATATTCATAGTGTGTATAAAGTAGCATCACTATACGAGGTTGAATATTTTGATACTATAAAGCAAGCAAGAAAATATCTTTATACTGGTATCAAATAACTTTATTAATACTATTAATTAAGCCTATTATAATTAATTTTGTAATAGGTTTTTTTTATGCGATTATTTTTTTAATTACTTGGTATTGTATGGGGGTGTACTCTAATAAATTAAACCGATATTCAAAACTCAATTTAAGCACGTTTAAGCGACTCAAATATTCATTTGATACTAGCATACCACCTGAAGGGAGATAATGGCGTAGAACGGAGATTTAAATTGTGTAGT